GTTTTAACCAATTTGCTTCTCCATTACCTGCTCCGATCCTTGTGCAGGTGGTGCTCCACCAGGCAATGCAATGCCGAACATCTGAGCTGTCCTCTCTACGGCATTGGGCATGTGTCCGGAGGACTCTGCTTTCATTGCCTCAAGTAAGAGAGCTTGATCATTTAACTGTTTCTGCTTATCTGCCTCCTGGTTTCGATTGACTTTTACCTCAGCCTCTGACCTGATAAAACCTAATCGATCCAAGTCAAAGATGTCTGCCAGCTCACGTAACAGTACGTCACGTTTAATGTACTGTAGGTCTATGTCGTTATTCGTGAGAGCAAGGAACTGATTGATCTGTTCCATCTTAACTTCTTTGGCAATCAGTGATTTAGATCCACGGGCAATGATGTTGAAGTCACCCTTTATATTATCCTTTCCGTTGAACTCCATATTCCAGAAGTACATGGACTTGATAAATCGTCTTGTAACACCGTCGTCAAAGAATTGTACTTGATCCTTTAAGGTAATATTAGATGCACCAATTAGCATAGACATGCCGGTAGCCGTTTGGTTAGCAGCTCCGGTGCCTGTGTCCTGGCCACCGTGTAGTGTACGTGGAATGGTGGTCGACTCGTCGGCCGTGTTCTGAAAGAACTCAACTAAACCGAGGAACTCGTTTGTGTAGCTCGGCAGTTTGGTAACGTTAATTGCCTTCTGCCCAGCATCAATTCCAGTACCAGTACGTTGAAAGACTCGGAACGGAAACAGCTCCAGTGGATCTTCACCATCTGCCAAGAGGTCTATATTGGCTTCAATGATTGGACCAGCAGAGATTGCAGCATTGTCCAGCATGGCACGGATAGATGCATTGTATAGCATCTGAGGATCTCTCATGATCCGTGGAACTCCATCACCGAATATACTTGTCTCGTCCTTGTCAAAGTAATAAAAGTAGTATGGTATATCAGCACCTTCGATTGGGCTGATGACTGCTTTAATTATAACACCCTCAAGCATCCACAGGTTAACTGCAACCTCTGGACCCATATTGTCCCACACTTCCTGATCAACACCATCAACCAATTCCTTGGCATCGGTCTGGCTAAGGAATCCCCACCGTTCACGTACCTCATACTTCTCACGTTTGGGTGGTGCACTGTCACCGTCGGATGAACTGTTCGTACTCATTTCACGGAGCAGCTCCTCATAGTCTCTATATCTGGCATTGCCGTCAGGGTAGGCCAGGATAAAAGCTTTGATGGCATCTGTGTTAAAGTCAGATCGATTAGCCAGCAGGTACAAATTGTTCTTGCTGAATAAATGTTTCTGCCACACATACCTGGCATCCTTAATATCCTTGACACTCATGTCTGGGTAGATATCCCAGATAGGCACGAACTGTGCCGTTGGGATTAGCCGTGTAATCTTAACCTGTGCCCACACACCCTCTTCATTCTTATACCACCGTTTGCTCGTGACCTCTTTAACCATTGGGCCTTTGAGTACACCGGTACCAAAAATGTGACCCGAGTGTAGAACGTTCCGGACAACAGTCCGGTAATCAAACTCAGTCAACTGATCGGCTATCTCTTTCTCCATGGACTTTGCAGCCTTGTCGGCCTGCTTGATTATGATGTCCTCAACCTGTGCCTGAGTTGGCATAGGTGCTTCTGGGTTGGCATCAAATATCTGGGCTGCAGCCTCTGACAGCATCTGCTGGCTAAGCTCTGGCACTGGTGTGGGGTGTATTACCCAGTCCTTATCTTCGTTGGCCGGGAACTTAATATCCATCATACGTGCATCAAACGTCTTGACCTTAGTCCTGGTTAGCCGTATATAAGCACGTGATCTATTGGGGTGTATGTTCTTTAAAACCTCAGGATCATACTGACCACGATACTGACGAAGATCTCTGATCATACGTCTCTCTGTATACAGCTTCTCGGTCTCAGCCTCGTGCCACTCCTGTTCCATTTTGGTCCCGAGGGTACTCTGGAACGGCTGCAGTGTGATGGCAGCAGCTTGAGCAGCAGCATCCTGTTGTTCCTTAATGGCAGGATCTTTGATTGGTTCGTCCTTTATCTGATCAAAGGTACGACCCATCTCCTCTTCATCCTTGCCTACTGTAAGTATTTTAGATGGCATGTGATATCCTTGTTAGTACCCTGCCTCTGCACATCCCGGCCGAGTGTATTTTTGTTTACGTGCCACATTCTTTCTGAAGATTTTGCCTGCCACAAATTCCATAGCAGCATACTGCAATCCTTCATGAACGTGTGAATACATATTTTTAGTTACCTTCTCTTTCCACTTGGTGCCTACCACTGTGGTAGATACCTTGTCATACTTGAACTCTGATATAAATCCCTTCCTGAGCATAGGGCACTTATCTGTTATAAGAAACCCATCCTTCTTTCTTAGGAAGAAGACAACCGACTCAAACCGTTGAGCCGGGTTCTGAGACTTCCCTAACGATACGGGGAGTCCGGCTTTAACAAGTATGTCACGAGCAGTTTTCTTATCAGTCTGACCCCGTTTATTCTCAGGGTCAACCACGATCTCAATTTGGTGTCCCTTATAATAGTTTCGGAGGTGAGGCCAAAGTACGTCGTATGCAAACTCATGGATGGAACAATCTTCTGTAACCAGTTCGTCAAAGACAACGAGTTGACCGGCACTGTTAAACTGAGTAAAAGCTGCTGCTGGTGTGAGTCCCGTATCCATCCCAATGACAATCGGAATACCTTTGGAAACTTCAAAAGGCTTATCCGTATAGTGTGCTTTGTCATCGTACATCTTATACACAGGTTTCCCTGCCCGAAGGTTGCCGTAGTTATTGAGCACAAAGACGGACACCCATTCTGGATCTGCACCTTGGACTTGGTCAACATAATAATCCTCCGATAGATGTTCAAGATTATCAGCAAATGGATTAATCTTATACCAGTTATCCTCAGCATCCTTAACAAACCCCTGAGCCTTGGAACACATGAGCAGTGCTGACGGCTGGGTCCAGAACTGGTGCTTCTCTGGTTTCTCTTCCTCAGCTATTTTGTATAGCCAGTGCTCAGTAGGGATAGAGTTATAGTCCGATATGATAAACGGTTCTACCGATCCAACCTTGCCAAGCCTGTTCTCCATGTGCTTGTACTCTTCCCTGTAATCTGGGTGTACCCTGAAACGTTTGGGGTAACGATCAATTCGAGACTTAAGCATCTGAAAGACACCACGTGGTATCTCTGCAGTTTCGTTAAGGTGTGCACCGACAAGCTGTAATGACTGCAACTTCTGTACGTCCTCTTCCCGGTCAAGAGCCAGGAAGGTAATCTCCATATGGATCTTTGTTCGTCCATCAGGGTGTGGCATTTTCAATATACCACGGATCGGGATGTCATAGACTATCTTTATCATCGGACCAAACCACTCTTTCCAAGACTCAACTGTAGTGGACTTTAGGTTCGGATATGTTGCTCGGAGTACACCGTACTTTGCATAACGTACCCCATTAAGATCCGGTGCTTGCTTCATTGCATTTAGAAAGCAATGTAGAATACACCCCGACGATTTGCCTGACCCAACACTGCCACGAATAAAGAGATACTTATCCGGACTCGTGTGCACCTGAGCAAAGGTGTCATTTGATTCGTAATCTAATTCCCATCCCATTGTCTGATCCTTCCATCAGTTATAATACTTCGACCCTGTAGTAGTAGGCACTGTGAGTACCACCACCAGTAATGGTGAAGTTAAATACAAGTGTGTGACTTACATTAATCCATGCTTCTGTTGTCGGCCGGTTGAACTGGACCGTGACAACGGTGTCAGAGGCAACTGCTGTTGTGCCTATCAGCTCTGCTGTCGTGAGTGTCTCACTGTCCAGGTCATCACTGTCGTCGGGCTTTACTCGACCAAGGTATGACAACACCTCACAGTTTGTAATCACCTTATTCTCTGGGAGGGAGTCGGTGAAGTTAAAGTTAAACGGACCCCACTCGGCTGCATTAGATTGAATGCAAATTCTATCCTGCTCAAATTCTACTTTCATAATTATTCTTTCCCTGGTTCGTCTTCACCTTTGTCCTTGGGTGGAGTTAGTGTAATGTTGCCGTCGAAGGCATGGTTGACATTAATCATTAATGCCTGCATGTTATTTTTAGTAACACGGTTTCCCTGTTCTTCGATTAGGAAGTTTGATAATATCGACTGAACTACTTTTCTGATTTCTTTCATCGTGGTTTCCCCCTTTAAGTTTTTAGTTAATCCTCTGCCGGTTCTTCTGGCAGCATGGTTTTAAATGTTGTGGTAATGAACTCAACACCCTCACTATAGGATGTTATTGCCTGAATGCCATCCCTGATATTCTGGGCTGCAACTTTCAGTTGAGCAATATACTCCACCCACTCGTCGTTGGACGTGTCGTTGTTAGGCTCGAACTCAGCAAGATAATCAAGCTGCTGACGTGCATGCCTAAGATAACCCATCATATAGGACTTGAGGTCTCTAATGATTCTCTGTCTAAGGTCACTGCTGGTGAACTTATTTTCAAGAACATATGTACGAGTGATAGTAGTGTCGACAAGAGAGTCAGAGAATGCCGTAGCATTATAGTAGGCACTGTTGTATAACGTGCCAACAAATGTATATATGCCCAGCTCTGCCAACCTTTCAGCACTCCACTTTGTAAATATATTTCGGGAGTAGTGAACGTCCCCTATTAAGGGTCTAAATTTTGGACCCCGGTCGGTGACGATCTTTCCGTCTGGTAAAATCCAAGACATAATATTTTAGTTCTCCTTTTAGTTTTTTGCCCATGCACATGTTGCAGCCATTATAACATCCGGTGGACTGGACTCTCTACTGTCGTAGTCTATAGACTGTGGTGTTGCTGCAGCAGCATATACGTCAGAGGCACCATTAAAACTGTCGTCCTCACCATTATCAGGATGATAATAATCCTGTGCAATTCCCACAAAGTCTGCACCAGCATCACTGGGTGCATCCCTATGATGGCCCAATCCAATGATACACCCACCGGCAGGGACATTAACATCAACGTTTATCACTGTATTTCCACTACCTACTGTCTCGGTACTTGCATACTTGGT